TTATCTCACCATGGGCTCCTCATGTTTGGGATCATCACTGGTATGACTGTACTGCTTAATCTCTCTGTTGTTAAAAATGATATATTGATACTTCGCTTCGAGTTCATCCGCGAATGTTACTGAGGCACCGTAAGGTGCTTCAGAACTTTTTGAGGAGTAAGTACCTTGTACTTCGATAAGCTGTTCGGGTGAGTAACCTTTCTCTTCAATCAGGTAAGTGGTTACCTGTTGTTCAGCATCATTTTTCTTGAGCGGATTACCAAACAGTCCGAAGTAGGCCCAGCAGGATATCCCGAGTATAAATGCTAAGACAGCAAGTGAAGTAATCTTGAATGTTTTACTCATAGGTATTTCTCCTTCTTTTACGTAAGCCACAATGAATTTGATCATGAAATATTAATGTATTTGGATAAATTTATCAATTCTTTGAACTTAATGCTTATTTATTTGTTCGTTAAAATGATGATTCCAGAATCGTCTTTTTTCCACCCGAACGACGCCCTTAATCGCACCTAAGTCGTACGGAACACCATCCGCGCTAGGAATGAAAGGGTGTAAGATTGTATTATCGGATCAATAACAAAGGACGCACCGAAAGCACATACGCTAATGTACAGACCGGCCAGGTGGCCGGTCTTTTTGATGCGGTGAATGTAGTCCCGGTACTGGTTCGATAGCAATACAGACTCTGAGTTAAAAGGGGGAGTCTACTGCTGCTGCACTGTCGCTGCATCGTGTGGGCAGATCTCAAACTTGCAGCTAAAGGGGGCGAAATGAATGTGTCTATGAGAAATGAGATTAGCACTGCCATGAGCGCCAGTAAATTAAGTACGCTCATTAAAAAAACGCTGAAACAGAAGCTCGCGTTACTTGTTCCAGATTGGGGCGGTCGTGTGCTGGATGTACCTGGGCCAGGCGAAGTGTTGGCTGGGCCTTGTGCAGTCGTTGCGTTTGCCGAAGAGGTGCCGAAGTCTGCTTGGGCGGGATATCGAAGGATTATTAAAATCTCACCATACGCACGTCCGGAAGATGGTGGCGCTGAACAAGTGGAATCTTGGTCAGCCCTTCTAATTGAAGGGTTACACCAGGTAAGACTGGTGGATGAAGCAGGTGAGGCCTTCACTTGCATCTATTTGGGTTCTTCAGATAGTGACCGGGTGGATGCAGGGTCTGGAATGCTTACACGCAGTCTGCGGTTCGGAGTGTATGTTCCCGAAGACTCGGGAGCTGCTCTGGCTGAAACAGGGAACGCGTGGTTAGCTGCGCTTCAAGGCTGGACACAGCAAGAGCTTGGCTCGAACTGGTCGGTATATGGGGATGTATGGCCCGGTGGATACGATATGCCGTCTGTGTTATGGCGATTGGCTGGATACAGCACGTCTATGGCAGGCACTTCGGCATTGGAGGTTCGACAACAGTGGATTGGGCATGTGCTCACCGATCATTCGGTGCTAACACGGCAGACCGTTACTCGGTTGGTCCGGCAACTTGCAGTGCAATCTCGTCTTGCCGTCACTAAAACGGGTGGCGAAGAGCAAGAAGGTAACACGCGATATATCACAGTGGATGAAGTCACAGCAGATTTACAGGCAGATGCCTATCTGAACGGACAGATTCGTCTGACGTTGCAACAGCGGATTCGTCGTCCGGGTACAAATGTACCTTTGATCCGTGAGATTTACCATAGCAAAGGGATGGAGTAAACGTTAGTCCAGAGGAACCTTTTATTAGAGGTTGTTCAAAAAGGCCCGCTTTTGATTACAAAGGATGCCTAACGGCATCATCAGCATCGAATATGGAATTCAGCCGAATAAGCATATGCTTACGATGATTGTTTCCTTCGGAAACATGTAGTTGCTCACGTAGTTTTCCCTACGCTCTGCTACTCCATTTCTAACTTCATCCCATCTTCTCGGTACTGAAAACCGATCTTTTTGAACATGCACTTTTTAAGAGTGGTTCCAGATTATAGCTTTGAAATGATAGATGTAGCTTCAACATTATAGCTTCAAATTCATAGGTTCATAGGATCAAAAATTCATAGATCAAGCTTAAAGATCATCGTTTAACGAAATCAGTAGTCCAACAAATGAGGTGAGATGGCAATGGCAAGCTCAGTGAAAAAAAGCAAACAGACAGGCCCGCGGTATACACGGGCAGAACTGATGAATCATGCAGAAGCCCTCTTTGCCGTTAAGGCAGAGGTGCTGTACGGTGCGCTGTACGAAGCGGCGCAAGAGACGTTTTCCATTGAAGAAACGCAAGAACGAATTAACCAATTTATGAAAGCGAAGGTGAAGGGATAATGGCAGGTGGAACTTGGGAGCAAACGAATCGTCCGGTCCTTCCGGGCTTATATATGAATTTTCAGGCGGCAGCATCTTCGGCCATTCAAGCGGGTACACGGGGAACGGTCGTTGTGCCAATCAAGGCCAACTGGGGTCCAGTAGGGACTTTTGTTGAAGTAGGGAGCGAAGCGGCGATTGAACGTATCTATGCGGCGAATGTGCTGGACAACGGTACGGCTTATACGTCCTTGAAGCTCGCCCTGTTGGGTGGGCCGAAGAAGTTGCTTGCTTATCGGGTAGCAAGTGCTGCGGCCAAAACAGCCACGCTTACCTTGAAGGACAGCAGTGATGCCAATGTGCTGCAACTGGATGCGAAGTATCCGGGAGATCGTGCAAATGGATTCTACGTCACCATCCAGCCAGGTGTGATTGATAATACGAAGCATGAAGTGCGTCTCTTCGAAGGTAACCGGATGTTGTATGCGCTCCTGACAGCGGATATTACAGCAGCTTCTCTGGCAAAAGAGATTAACGCGGATGAACAAAATGTCTGGGTAACGGCTCAGGCGATTGGCGATGGTGCAGGTGTAGTTGCAACAATTGCGGGTGCGGCATTCAAAGGCGGCGTAAGTGGCAACGATGACCTGACCAATGCAGAATACATTGCTGTACAGGGTGCGCTGGAAGGGGAGCAATTCGACGTCTTGGCTTTGGATCAGGCGGCAGATGCACCTCTGCTTGCGAGTTTTGCGGTATGGGTGAAACGTGTGCGTAGTGAAGGTAAAGCGGTGGTGGCTGTATTTGGCGGTTCCGCAGCGGATGACACTTCTGCTACAGCAGCACAAAAAGCAGCAGCACGTTCGCTTACGCTCAACCATGAAGGTGTGATTAATGTCGGTACAGGCGTGCGTCTTGGAGATGCATTCTATAGCTCGGCAGAAACGTCTGCTTATGTTGCAGGACTGATCGCTGGACAACGCCTGAACCAATCCACAACTTATGCTGCTACTCCGTTCGATGATGTGACACGTCGCTGGACGCGTGCAGAACAGGAGCAGGCGGTACAGAATGGCGTATTTATTTTCTTCCATGATGGACGTCAGGTGAAAGCACTTCGCGGTGTAAACACACTGGTAACGCCAGCCGCTGGACAGAATAATGCTTGGAAAAAAATCCGTTCCATTCGTGTGTTGGACGCGATCAACATGGATCTGCAGCGCTCCGCGGAAGATACGTATATCGGTAAAGTGAACAATACCGAAGAGGGTCGTCAGGCATTGATTAGTGCCATGAAGGCCTATTTGGCGCTGCTCGCACAGAGCAATGTAATTGAAGCGGACAGTTATGATGTCATTCTCGATCCGGCATATTACGGCGCGGCACCAGTTCTCAAACCGGAAGCGGATCAAGTGTTCCTTCAATGGAATGTGAATCTGACGGATGTGATGGAGCAGTTGTTTGGTACATTTTACGTGCAATAAGGTTTCTAGAATAATTACTATATGTTGAACTGATGGTTTACACGATAACGGAGAGGGCAGAAAAAATCTGAAGAAGCGAAGCGCTCGCCTTTATCACCGGATTTTCCCTTTTTGAAAAGGAATCAAAAAAATCTGGGGATAACAGCGATGGGAAGATTGTTCTGACTGCGGAGTTATACCGTGTAATATTTATTAGTTCAACCAACCCAAGGAGGAAAATATATGTTGGATGCGTCAAGAGTAATTCTCGGTACCCATGGTCAGCTGCATATCGATGGTATGTGGCAGACAAACATTAACAAGTTGGAAGCGAGTGTGGAGATTGAAAAGCGTGAGCTGAATCTGGTTGGTAACGACTGGAAGGTGCACAAGAATGGCGCAAAAAAAGGAACAGGCACGATGACCGGCTACAAAGTAACTTCCGATATGATCCAGCGCGGCTTCACCAAATTCGAGATTATTTCCAAGCTAAACGACCCTGAATCGTATGGACACGAGAGTGTTTTGCTGAAAGGTTGCATGGTGGACAAAATCCAGCTTGCCAACTGGACAGCGGGTGAGGAAGTACCGGAGGAAACAGGCTTTACGTTTGAAGGATTTGAATTGCTGAATCCGATTGTGGCGAACTAAAAAGGACTTTAATGGAGGCCGAGATGATCTCGGTCTCTTTGTTGTCTACTTAAAGCAAATTTAGTATCTACACGATAACGGAGAGGACAGAAATAACGTGAAGAAGCGGAGCGTTCGCCTAAAAGCTTTCTGAAAGAAAGCTGCATCGGAAGCATAGGCTATCCCCGGATTTTCCCTTGAAGAGGGGAATCAAAAAATCTGGGGATAACAGCGATCGGAAGGTTATTCTGTCATCGGAGTGGCTAGTGTACCATTATGATTGCCAAATGTGAAACAAGAAGGAGATAACGCCCGATGAGTATGAATGAAAATATGTCCGAAGAACAGATTTTGGATCAGTTGTTTGAAGCAGCAGAACGTTTGCCAGAGGAGAATGTGCGGATTCAGCGTCTGGATCTGTTGTTGACCTTGCGTGGACTGACGTCTTCCAAAGTGGATCACATTCGCGAACGCTGTACGATTCGTAAAACGACCAAAGGCCGCACCGAGGAAAAGGTGGACACCGAAACGTTTAACGCGTTGCTCATTTCTGAAGCAACCGTGAAATTAAAAGTCCGCAGCCTGGAATTGTCCGGCTGGGGTGACACCCGTATTACCGGCCGCATGAAGTTGTCCGGTGGCGAACAGGCGGTACGTCGTATGTTGCTGGCGGGTGAATTGGATGCCGTAGGTGATAAAGTGTTGGAGCTGTCCGGCTTTGGTGTGGAGATTGAAGACCTAAAAAACTGATTCACTCCGGCGGGATGACCACGTTCCTGTATCACATGTGGGTGCGTCATCATCTCCGGCCCGGAGAGTTCTGGTCTTTGCCACGTGGGGAGCGCTCGCTGTTAATTGCGTTCTCGGAAGAGGAAATGTCAGCGATAACTTCGCAAATGAATCGATAACGAAATAGGGCAGGAGGTGAAAAAATGGCAGAAATGATTGTAGGTCTATCCAAATCCAACACACAAATGAAGACGACACTTCGTTACCTCGATCAAATCCAGCGATCCACTGACCGATTAAACCGGGTTCGCTATCAGGGACTGATCAAAGTAAACAATGAGCTGAGAATGACTGGGCGCAGACTGGAAAGTATCTATAGTACCGCTGTACGCTTGAGTCGATTGAGAATCACACCAACGATTGGTCTTAATGATCAAGCTACTCCAGTACTCCATGGTTTGATTGGGAAAATGAAACAGATTCGTTCTAAGCTGTTGCACGCTACAGCCAAAGTACAGTTTAAAGTCAGACATCAAATCTCAGGAGTATCCGTTAATGTAAATTCTCAGCCACTGATGGATGCTTTAAATACGAATACGATATCAATTCTTAAGCTTAGTGCCAAACTGGATTCTCTTAATATTGCAGCAGGAGGAAAAGAGGAGAAACCGAAAACTTTTTTGCAGAAGATGAAAGGTATGTTTGATCGTGGGAAATCAATCTCATCTGGTGTGGGGAAAGTCTTTGATGCAAGAAATAGTGGGAAGAAGCTATGGAAAGAAATCACAACACCTGCCACACCGGGGAATAAATTGAAAAAGGCGTTCAAGGTTACGAAACGCGGAGCTGCTTTTGTGAATGATTTCTCGTCCGCAGGGTCCGATTTGATCGGTGGATTCGATGGATTGTGGGGCGATGTAAAAGGTCTCTTTGGTGGAGGTGGAAGCGGAAGTGGGGCAGGAGGCAGTGGTGGGTCTGGCATCATAAGCAAGCTTGGTGGCAACCTCGTTAAAGGAGCGGGAAAATTGTTCGCACCACTCCGTATGTATAACAATATTAAAGAACTTGCAAGCGCCCCACCTGAGGATCGTGCTCGTGCGGTGGGTTCGGTTGCTGGTAATGCAGTAGGAACAGCTATTGGTACCGTACTTGGCAGTGTAATTCCAATTCCGGTGGTTGGGAACATGCTGGGCGGTTCGATAGGCGGTTGGCTGGGTGAAAAGGCAGGCGGTTGGCTGGGTGACAAGGTAGGTGGATTCCTAAAAAACAACGCGGAAGACATCTCAAAAGTGGCAAAATTTGCTTCTGAGGGAGCGAGTTTCGTGGCGGAGAAAACGACGAATTTGTTCAATGGGGTTGCAGGTTTTTTTGGTTTCGGTTCTAAAAAGGAAGAGCAGACCGCCCCAGCCGCAGCGGTCATAACGTCACCCTCAACACCTGTAGCAACGCAGACACCACCCCCTCCACCGATAGCACCTCAGATGCCGCCTCCATACAGGCCGGCAGTTCTATCGATCACCGGTCCAGAAGCCTACATGAACAATCGATTTGGTTCACCGACGGCTGCGGGTCTTATGGGAACAAGTGTGATGCAATCCCAAGCGGTAGCAATGAATAACGCGGGTCAACCCAATGAGAAAGCTTCGCCGCTCACAGTGCGTATTTCCGAAGAACAGATGAGCAGTCTGGCAGGTTACCTTAAGGATTTCAAAACGGAAACGACGAACCAGATTGCTGTGAATATTGCACCGGGTACGGTACAAGTGACCGTTCGGGAGAACGCTATTGATTATGACGCAGTTTCTCACCAGGTGGGGCAACGGATCTCTAACGAGTTCCGTCGTGCGATGCAAAATCGCAAAACAATTATGGCCTAAGCAGAAAGGAGGCCGCAGATATGTCAGTACTTGAAGATAAAGTTGGTCCTAACAAAATGTCATTTACGTTGAAGGACGGCAACACTCCATTTCAATTCCCAGTGAACCCTGAAGAAGTTAATATTTCCAGGTCTAAGGGATATGAAACGGTCAATATGTTGGAGCATGGCGAGTTTGATTTTGCACAAGGGGAGAAGGTGAAGGAGATCACCTTCTCTTCTTTTTTTCCCAAGAGATTTGATCCGTCCTATTGCATGGATGAAAAATCTTTTCTAGATCCACGTGTGGCGATGAATGTGTTGAACACCTTTCTGATCTCCAAAAAGCCGCTGCGTTTCATCATTTCAGAGACGGGCGTGAACGTGCCTGTTTTTATTGTTTCGCTTAATTCGAGCTTTCGTGGGGGGGAGACAGGGGATATTTACTTCGACCTTACCCTGCGAACATGGCGGGATTCCAAGGTGGAGAAGGTGGGCTCTGCGGCATCCGGGAGCAAGTCAGGTTCTCGTACCGATTTGAAAAAGAGTAGCAAGACCTACACCGTCAAATCTGGCGACTCCCTGTCCAAAATAGCAAAGCTGGAGCTGGGCAGCAGTTCCAAATGGAACGAGATCTACAAGCTCAACGCAAAGATCATCGGGAGTGATCCGAACCGGATCAAGCCCGGACAAAAGCTGGTGATGCCATGACCTACAAGGTCATTGTCGACGACAAATACGACATCACCAAGCTGGTGGAGACGATTACGCTGAAGGACTCGCTTGACCAGATTGCCTATCAGGCTAACATCCGGCTGGCGGTGTCTGCATCTTCCGGTCTGCCTTCGATCTCACCGGGTATGGCGGTGCGGATTAGCGGGGTTCCTTTTGGCGAAAAATCCATGGTTCACTTGCTGCATCCTGCGGTCATCTGGGAGGTGGAAAGCTCAAACAGCGGCACCAAGCGGCTATCCCTCACGGTGTACGACCGGATGATCTATCTGGAAAAATCAGAGGACGAGTTCCTATTGCCGAAGGATCAGACGGCTACGCAACGACTTAAAACCTACGCCAAAGAGTGGAAGATTCCATACGCTACATTGCCAGAAACCAAGACAAAGCTGGGAAAAGCCGTGTATCGGTCACAGACGATTTTTTCGATGATCTTTGCTGATCTGAAGGAAACGGCGAAGTCAGGCGGGGAGATGTATCATCCACGGATGACACCCGGCGGGCTGCAGCTTTTCCAGGTCGGAAGTAATGCGAAGGTATACGAGCTGGATCGACTGATTGATCTGACCCAGATGCGTACGCTCGAAGGGGCGGTTACCAAAGTTAAAGTCATGGCAGCGTCGGAGTCTACAAGTGGCAAAGAAGTTCCTTCCAAAGTGCTCGCGATTGAGCAGGATAATGTGGAAGAACTGGGCACATTGCAAAAGCTGGTCGAGGACGATCAGGTGAAATCGACAACCGCCGCCAAGAAACTGGCGAAAAGTCATCTGACGGGTATTCAGGAGACCTTTACGATATCCGCACCGGATGTCAATACGATTCGGGCCGGGGACGCGATGTTGTTAAAAGGGCTGAAGCTAATCGTCATGTCGGTCAGCCGTGATCTATCTGCCGGGCCTGGAACGATGACGTTAGAGCTGGGGACGGCTGAGCTGGTGAAAAGGAGGTATTACCTTGAATAAAGATGATCCGTATGGGCATTTTGCCGACGTCATGCGGGGTGCGATGAGTACACATTCCCGTCAGGCCGTGAGCGGGCTGGGCGCGGTACTTGGCACGATGACCTCATCCGGCGTGAAGCTGGATGATTTCAAGCACGAAGTGCAGGATTATCTCGTGGCCGAGTTGCCGGGCACGCTTGGACTGCCGGAGCGCGAGGCTGCTGGCGCGATTTCCGGTATACCTGACGTGGCAAACGGCGGAACGACGGGCACGGGACGGTTTCTTTTGCAAGAAGAGGAAGTTGAAGAAGCGGTGTGGTCTCTTGATAAGGGATTAAAAGCGGGAGATCGCGTACTGGCGATGCGGGTGAATGGCGGTAATGACATTGTGGTGCTGTGTAAGGTGGTGAGTGCGCATGCCTAGTTTGTTTCCGGAAACGGGAGTGGTATGGGGGGATGAGGAGGATTTGTCGGGGGCGGCTTCGGAAGAGGTACGCTTTGGACGGAGCTGGCGATTCGATTACGATGCAGGGGATTTTGTACTGACCCCAAGTGGTAAAGTCGCTGCGGCTGGTGGGCATGAAGCCTGGGTACAGTGGTGCATTAAGGCAGTGAAAACGCCACGTTACAGACATGTGATCTATTCTCGAAACTATGGTTCGGAGCTGGAGGATCTGGTGGGTCAGGGTGATAGCCGAGGTGTGATGGAAAGTGAGATTACCCGGATGGTGACGGAAACGTTGCTGGCTGATCCACGCACGGAATCGGTAGACCAGTTCACGTTTGATTGGAATCGGGAGCAGTGCATGTTCTCGTGTCGGGTGGCGAGTGTGCAGGAAGAGATGTTTATTCTGGAAAGTGAGGTGATCTGACGGGATGGCTGAGATTCCGCGTTATTTGGAGGACCAGACGGAGGAACAGATTATGCAGCGGTTGCTGGATCGTCTGCCCGCGGATCTGGATAAGTCGGAAGGATCGTTTCTGTGGGATGCGGAGGCTCCGGTTGCGTTTATGCTGTCTGAGGCGGCGTTGTGGGCGCAGGAATTACTGCGGCGAGGGTTTGCAAGTACGGCTGCGAGCAGTGATCCGAATTTTCGTTCGGAAGAGCTGGATCTGCGGGCGGGAGAGCACGGCATTACTCGACGGGCTGCGGTGGCGGCACAAGGTGCGGTGAGGTTCGTGGGAACGCCGGGTAAAGTGGTGCCTGCTGGAACGGTCGTAGCTACGCTCGCGGATGAAGTATCTGCTGAAGCTTCGCTCGAATATGAGACGGTAGGACGTGTGGAACTGGATGCTGAGGGCTCCGGTGTGGTAGGCGTGCGAGCGCTTGTTGCCGGAAAAGAGAGCAATGTGCCTGCGGGCACGGTAACTGTGTTGTCTACACCTGTAAGTGGCGTGACCTCTGTCACGAACGTTGATGCGATCAAAGGCGGTGCAGATATTGAGGCAGACACGGCGCTGCTGGAACGTTTTTATGCCAAAGTCCGCAACCAAGGGACAAGCGGCAACAAAGCACAATATGTGCAATGGGCCAGTGAAGTACCAGGTGTTGGTGCAACGCGTGTGATTCCATTGTGGCAGGGTCCGGGCACGGTGGGATTGTATCTGCTGGACACGGACAAACGTGCTGCGGGTACCGATTTGGTAGCCGCCGTGCAGAAGTACGTTGACCCAACGCAGGATGGACAGGGTGAAGGCGTTGCCCCGGCAGGACCAGTCGTGTCCGTGATGCCAGCCGAGGAAGTGCTGATGAACATTCAGGTGAAGCTGACGCTGGCAAGTGATGCGACATTGGCCGATGTACGGGCATTGATCGAACGCGGGGTGACCGCGTATTTGAAACAGTTGGCTTTTGCCGATCCACTCGTGCGTTACACCCGCATTGCCGCGATTCTGTTGGACATTCCGCCCATTATCGACTATTCGGAGCTTACCGTGAACGGTGTGAGTGACCAGAATATCGAGATGACCGCAAGTCAGGTGGCCGTGCTGGGGACGGTGGAAGTTCATGAGTAGTGTTGGGCAGATGGTGGATGAGGAATTAGTTAGGGAGTGCGGAGAGCAAGGAAGATTGGGAGAAATACGCCAATCTGGGTTGGATCTGGTGAGCGAGACGCTCCATGATAATATGCAAGGAAGGGAGGGGACAGGGCATGAGTGCTCCTTCTACTGTAGATGTTGGACTGACGAGTGAGAAAGGGCGGGAGTTGTTCTCGTATTTGCCCAGGTATTACGAGACTTCGCGTGTGATGCAGGCCGATATGCAGGCCAAAGGCACCGAGATGGATTTGCTGTATCAGGCGCTGGATGAGACGTTGGAGCAGTTGTTTGTCCGTACAGCGACGTGGGGGCTGGACTTTTGGGAGCAGGAGCTTGGCATTGAGACAGATCGTCTCAAACCTGTGGAGCAGCGCCGTGCGGTGGTGGAGTCGAAGCTGCGTGGTGCCGGGAAGTTCTCTGGCAGGCTGGTTGCAAATGTGGCTGAGGCGTATGCCGGGGGCAAGGTGGATGTAAGGTTTCAGCCGGAAGCGTGGAGTTTTACGGTGAGCTTTGTGGATACAATGGGCATCCCGCCCAATATTGACGATCTCAAACGGGCGATTGAAGAATTGAAACCGGCCCATATGGCCGTGGAATATGAGTATCGCTATCTGGTGTGGGATGATCTGGACAAGAAGCAGAAAACATGGGACGAACTCGATGCCGCGTCCTTGACGTGGAATGAACTGGAGGTGTGGGCGTAATGCCAAAAGAAACCGATCGACTGAAATTACCTCTTCCCTTGGGGAACGAGAACGTGACCCGGGAAAGTATTAACGGGATTTTTGAAAAGATTGATGCTGGTGTTGCAACGCAAGCGGATTTGGATGCGCTCCGTGAAGCGGTGAGTCAGATGGATATTCCTGATGCGTCTTTGACGCAGAAAGGCAAGGTGCAGCTGTCGAGCAAGACGGACGGCACGTCAGAGACGGTGGCGGCAACGGAGAAGGCGGTTTGGGATGCGAAAAATGCTTGTTTGCTGCGTACAGGCGGAGTTATGACTGGGAGACTAATTATGAATCAATGGGGAACTTTTTCAGGTTCTTCAAATGGATCGGTCTTATACGGAAGTAATTGCTTTCTTGAAGGTTCAACATTCAGGTACGAGAACAATCACACTAACCTAGGAGCACGGGGGATTTACATGCGTTACACAGGTGGTGCCGGACCAGAAGTCTACATGTTTGAGACAGGTCCAGTGGCAACTACAGCTGGAGGAGCATTTACCCCCTCCTTAACAAGAATTGTTAATACGGCTGACTCATGGCAAAAGCATCAACTCACAGATGACAATGGTAAAAATAAGCTTACTTCCGGGATAGACCTCAACTCTCTGATGGTAAATGGACAGTATAATGGCAACAATTTAACCAATGCTCCGTTACCAGCCACTGCTGATATGTGGTGGTATATAGAGGTCCAGTGTCACACAAATGGTGAGGGATATGTACTTCAAAGAGCGAGTAGACTAAATGGTGGGACTCCCACCTTATATCTTAGGACAAGAGAGAACGGTGTATGGTCCCCATGGAGTCTTGACGTTTTTCAATCTGGCGTTGATGCAAAAAATAGCATTGTGGGTGCCATTAACGCCAAGGGTGGAAGTGCATCCACATCAGATACATGGACGCAGCTTACGGCTAAGATAAATGCTATACAGCAAGGTCATTACCAAAGTATGGACTTACCTTCGCGATCAGAATACTTTGAGGTTCCTGGTGGTTATGTAGGATCGTTAGGTAACGCAGTCCTAGCTTTTCCTGCGGGGACAAGGGTAATAAGTTTGATAGCCCCTGTCTATGGTTCTGCTTTCTTGAATGTGTACAACTCCTATGGAGGGCTAAAGACAGCTTTTGCTTTACGGGACTCACAGGGAGTTATATGGCCGATAACCATACCCGTTGGCACCATTGGGGCGGCTGGAGGGATAGATTTTAGGGTATATAGCGTACAGGTAGATATAGTCAGTGGCTTATGCCGGAGCAACGGTTACTCGGTGTCTCAAAACTCCAACTCCTATTGGAGCACAACAAAACCGTCCAATTTTAACGCAGATGGCCCGATGACACTTGTATGTGCCTGCATCGAAAATACAACGGTCACAAGGCAAGTATCCTTCACAACATATAACACTAGAGCATTATCGATGTAATAGAGAGAGAACGGGTATCATTATTGTTTAGTATCACCCGGGATAGACAGTATCCCTTATGACAGGGGGATATTTCACATTAATATGACTTAGGACACTAGCACAACTGGATCGTGTTTTTGTGCTTGAATTTGGCTGAGAAAACTCCAGAAGATCCACCGATACCATGTAAAAGTAAAGGTCCTACGGAGAATTCTAAAAAGACCAATCTGCGGCAGTATTCTGGTAGACGGACAATTTTTTCAGGAAAGTGGTCGTCTTATTGTATTAAAAAATCTGTCTTTCGTCGACGTTTAAGATGAAGGGAAATATGTGTATCTTTTTGTTTTCAGTCTATAAACTCCAAACGAAAGGTTCAATCGATTTGACGAGCACTGATTTTAGAAAAGAGGAATTTAGGGTGTGTTAACTTTACTACTTAAAGGAGGTGAACCATGACCACAAACCAACTAACCACAGCTATCACAAACACGCTAACTCAGTACTTTCCCAACATCCTGATCCAACCTGCAACAGGCGGGACAAGCTCCACCTTAGAAACCAAAGGCATCACCTACCGCCTGCTGTCCGCGCAACTTACCCGGGAACGCAGCGACCGCTTCGTGCAATCTCATGCCTATGAAATCCGCTGGCTTGACGCAGACAATATCCCGGCAACACTGCCGGACGAACTATTCGAAGCTTTGGAAACCATCGACGTGGAAGGCACACCCTATCGCGCAACGGAGATGCGTTGGGAGACGGAGAACGATACTCCGCGAATGCTGGTGTATTATACCATGCGAACCACCAAAGTGTCGGAGTCCGCCGCTACCATGCAACAACTGGAACAGCGACCTACCGCACTTAAAGCTACAAGAGAATAACGATATGAGTTTACGTAACGATAGTTATCCTGTCCTTGGAGTGGTCAGTATAGCTTTTTTTATTGAACTTAAATAACCAAATGAGGGGATCAGTATGAAAGGAATAGGAGGCGCATTGGCAATGTTTACGAAAAAAGAACCGGACCCTAAAAATCCGGAAGCTCAACAGAAAAACAATCCAAAATACAGCAAAGCACAGTTCGCCGAATCCCGGCAACTTAGCCGGATCGAGAAAGATATTTTGTCAGCAGTTCTGCTGGAACAACAAACATACACATTGGAAGAAGCACAGCAACACATCCAACAATTTATGAATGGGGAGGCACAATAATGGCTGGAGGAACATGGACGACACAAAACAAGGTACGCCCCGGCGTATATATGAATTTTGCATCAGAGGGCTCATTGCCGGGTACGGTAGGGGAACGGGGAACGGTGGCTTTGGCACTTCCATTGTCATGGGGACAAGCAGGTACAATCCTGACGGTACAAGCAGGTGAAGATGTACAAGCCAAATTGGGCTATGACTGGACAGCACCGCAATTACTGCTGATCCGCGAGGCATTGAAACGGGCGCAGACATTGCTTCTGTATCGTCTCAATGCAGGGACCAAAGCCAAGGCAACCTTGGACAATCTGATAGTAACAGCCCAACACGGCGGCGTGCGCGGTAATGATCTGGCTGTTGTAATCTCCGCGAATATCAATGATCCGGAACAATTGGATGTCTCCACTCTGCTTGCGGGTAAAGAAGTGGACAAACAAACCGCGTCTACTATCGAAGCTCTGGAATCCAACGCATACGTCACATTTACTGGTGAAGGTGCACTCACAGCTACAGCGTCACTTCCACTAACAGGTGGATTAGATGGTACAGCAACCAACCAAGAGCATGCTGATTTCCTGACCAAGCTGGAAGTACTGGATTTTAACACGGTTGGTCTGATTTCAGACGATGCCACACTCAAATCAGTCTACACAGCTTACATCAAGCGTTTGCGTGATACCGAGGGCAAGAAGGTGCAACTGGTGCTTTCCGATTATCCGGCTGCAGACCATGAAGGCATTATCAGTGTCAAAAATGGTGTTGTGCTCGCAGACGGTACCGTTCTTACGCCAAAACAAACCGTAGCATGGACAGCCGGCGCAACAGCGGGAGCTAACCTGAATGAATCCCTGACGTTCCGTGCGTATGACGATGCCGTGGATGTGAGTGGCAGATTGACACATAGCGAGACAGAAGCGGCATTGCGTAATGGCGAGTTTGTGTTTACGGCGAGCAGCAACCGCGCAGTGGTAGAGCAGGACGTGAATACATTCCGTTCCGTTACACCGGATAAGGCACGTCATTTTGCCAAAAACCGTGTTGTCCGTGTACTCGATGGCATCGCTAATGATATGAAACGTATTTTTGAGTCCTATTACATCGGCAAAGTGAACAACAACGAAGATGGGCGCAGCCTGTTCCGTTCCCAATGTGTCACTTACCTGAAGCAGCTTCAGGATATTGGGGCCATTCAAAATTTTGATTCCAAAACAGATATCACTGTTGCTCCGGGCAATGAAACCGATAGTATTCTGATCGAGATTCAAGTCCAACCTGTGGATTCCGTTGAAAAAGTATATATGAAAGTGAAGGTGGTTTAAGATGGCATTTTTGAAAGCAAGCGACACAATCTCCGGCCAGGAAGGCCGCGCATACGCAACGATTAACGGACAGACGGAAGAAATGTTCTATGTGAAGACGCTGGAAGCAACGGTAGAGAAACAAAAAGCAGAGGTCAAAACTTTGGGGCGCCGCGGCGTACAGCACAAAGCAACCGGTTGGTCCGGTTCAGGCTCCATGACGATCTTTTATACCACTTCCCGTTTCCGCGAGCTGATGCTCCAGTACATGCAGAATGGTGTGGACACGTACTTCGACATTGAAGTGACCAACGAAGATCCTTCCTCTACGATTGGCAAACAAACCGTGACCCTCAAAGGCGTCAACCTCGACAGTGTGATCATGGCATCCCTTGATACCGAGGCTGAGGCGTTGGAGGAAGAAGTAAGCTTTACCTTTGAAGATGTCGATATGCCTGTATCGTTCAATTTGCCGAAGTAATGTAGCGTGAAAAGCATAATGATTTGAGATTCATAAAGAGTATAAATTAACAGCAGGTTTGTAAAAGAAAACCTGTTCAACTTGCCTGTGTTACGGGCTATTTGGCGTGTCAAAATACTGTTCTTCGCCGCTTCGTGCGGCGGGGAGCCTAACTTTAGAGGAGGAACAATACATGAGTGGATTGAGTATGTTTTTTGCCCAAAATGCAGCAACAGATACAACGGAGGAGTTTATCGTTTCCCCCCGATTCAAAGATGAGAAAGGCGAGCCCGTTGCCTGGAAACTGCGCAGCATGACCGAGGACGAAAACCAGGAATGCCGCAAAGCGGCTACCCGCAAAATTAAGGGCAAGAACGGTGTCTACACACCCGACATTGATGCCAATGATTACATGGCTCGCCTGATGAGTGCAAGTGTCGTTTATCCCGATTTGAAAAACGCAGAACTCCAGCGGTCATACGGCGTGATGGGGGCGGAATCGCTTTTGCGGAAAATGCTGCTGCCTGGGGAATTTGCTTCGCTCGGTGAACAAGTCCAGAAGCTGAACGGCTTCAATCAGGATATGAACGAACTGGTGGATGACGTAAAAAACTAATTAAAGAGGGCGATTCCGAAGCCAATCTGGCTTATTACGCTCTCCATGAATTAAACATTTTGCCGCATGAGCTTATGGCCTTCTCCATGCGAGAACGAGCAGCGATCTATGCGATGATCTCCATCCGGGTGGAGGAAGAGAAGAAAGAACGGTCCAAAAATCGCGCCCGGAAGAAATAAAAAGGAAAGGAGGGAGAAATGAATGTATGCCATGTTTGCAAGACTGTATATCATGTCAAATAATATGGTTCAGCAATTTCAAAACCTGCCTACCGTAATTAATTCGGTATTCAACCCTGGAAATCTGAGCCGAATTCAGTTGGCAGGCAACTTACTCCAAGGTGTATCAGAAGAACAGGCTAAGGTAAATGCTGCCTTTACAGAAGGTGCCCAGCGAGTGCGAGCCTGGATCAGCGTGATAAAGTCAGCAGGACAAGCTGTACTCGTACCAGCGGCGCAGGAAGAGGATTTGAAGCAGCGATATATGGCTGCTACTGGTGATGATGCTCAGGGGGAGACGATCTTTAATCGCTACCGTGCGGAAGCTTTCAAGAGCGGACAGAATGTTACGGATGCTTTGAAAGGTACACTATCTCTCATTCCGTATGCACAGAATACGGACCAAGTTGATCAACTGAGGGATATGGCTAAACGGTTGAGCATGCTTTCTCCAGATGGAAAAAGTATGTCAGATGCATCCAGTGCCTTGGTTGCTGCCATGAACGGAGACAATGGAGAACTTGCCAAGTCGTTTAACATTCCTGCTGAAGCTCTAAGCGGAGCAGGTCTGCAACAAACCATTGATTCATCCAATCTGGATGGATTTATCACAAAGCTTGATGTCATTTTGCAAAAACAAGGCTATACTCAACAGGCTTTTGACACCATGCTGGATTCACCGTTGCAGAAGTGGAATGCATTGGTGAATCAGTTTAATGGGGTTCTGGGACAGATTGGACAGGCAGCCCTCGTTGCCTTGACGCCTTTACTAGATCGATTAAATGAGGCTTTTGCCAATGGTGAATTCACTGGCATTATTGAATGGCTTAGCAATGCATTTACGGTTGCGGCAAACGCGCTGACAATGCTTGTAAATGGCATTCTGTATATAGCAAGTGTGATCCAACAAAACTGGGATATCATTCAGCCTATCCTGATGGCATTGGCAATTGTTGTTCTGGCATTGGTTATCACACAAGTCTATAGTCTCGTTGCGGCCTGGTTATTGCTAAATTGGCCAATCCTGCTCGCCATTGCTGCAATCGCAGCAGTTATTGGAATTTTGAACATGATGGGAATGTCAGGTACAGAGATTTTGGGAGTCATCATAGGTTCATTTATGATGCTTGGAGAAATCGTAAGAGTAGTTGTGGCGACGGTATGGAATCTGTTTGCTTCGCTGGGGGAGGCGATTTTTAACTTTTTCAGAGATCCGGTATATGCCATACAGATTTTATTTAAAAACATGGGTATTTTCATACTTGATATCTTCTATAACGTGGTAACAATAATTGAAGATGCGATGGAACGAATTAATGGCGGACTTAACAGTCTGATAAAACTTGTTAACAAAACCTTTGGTTTCAATATTGGTTTGTTTCAAGATTCTGATATTAGTTTGGGTGGCAAGGAAATAAAGGAATGGAAGAAAGGCCTGGAATCCTGGGAGCCTACGAGTGACAAAGATGTGAAGTCATTTTTCAAAATGAACGGAGAGTACAACCCTAAAGCTTTTGAAGATGGTCAGAAGGTTGCGGAGGATTTACTTTCTGGTTTCTCTTCAACCTCGAATGCGGACTCCAAGGATAAAGGTCTACCAGGTAATTTTGGCAAAGACTTCACACCCGAAATACCGAAAACACCTCCTATGCCATCGATGCCAACTGCACCTGCTCCCACGGTCGTTCCCAACAATATGAGCAACATCAACCAAATCAACAATGTGGGGAAAGTAGATCAAATTGGCGGCGTTGAGGGAACGATTGATGTAACCAGCGAGGATCTGAAACTGATGCGTGAGCTTGCAGAGATGCAGGCGATTCAGCGATTTGTCAGTCTGACGCCAACTGTTCAGGTCACCACAGGGGATATCAACAGCGGACATGATGTGGACAGCATCATCAGCAAAATCACCGATGGACTGAACAGTCAGATCGTCTCCAGTGCCCAGGGGGTGTATGGATAAGTGGAATATTATATTCAACTAAGCTTCAATAATCGCTCTGAATACATGTTTTTCCCGGTGACACCAGAAAGCATTGAGTTTTCGGATTCGGGAGACGGCAGTACATTTAACGTTAGCGCTTTGGGTGAAATTAACGTGATTAAGTCGCCAAAGCTGCGTGAAGTCAGTTTCAGCGGGATTTTTCCGGCAGACTACAGCCCGTATCATCTGAACTACGATGCAAGACATCCGGCAATTCAGAAGCAGTTTTACCGTGATCCCTATGAATATGTGAAAAAAATCATCCGCTGGATGCAGACGGGCAGACCCGTCAGGCTGTTCTTTTCCAGTGCAAGGTACACCATTAATATGGCGGTTTCCATTGAGAGCTTCGACTGGAAGGAGACAGCGGGTACGGTGGGGGATATCCAGTATGATATCAAGCTGAAGCAATTCATTTTCTATGCCGCCAAAAAAGTAGTGCCACTCAAGGACAGCAAGGATACGGCTGCTTCGAAAACAAAAACCAAAGCCTCCCGGCCCAATGAAAAAATCCAGCCCAAGACCGTCACACTCAAAGCCGGAGACACCTTGTGGTCGGTAGCCAAAGCCCATTTGGGAGATGGATCTCGCTGGAAAGAGTTGCAAAAGCTGAATGGCATCAAAGATGCACAACTGAAGAAGCTGCCGATTGGACTTGTGATCAAGCTTCCGTGAAAGGAGAGGGAATATGCAAGAGCAGATCAGGCTGGATGATAAACTGGCAAACATGAAGGAACGGTTATTGCTGGATGACAAGCAGGGGAACATCTGGGACATTAGCGAAATTGCCGGTGACATTACGTACAAAACCTCCCGCATCGGCAAACCTTCCTCTCTGGAATTCACGTTGATCAAGGGCAGTCTGTACCAGAATAAGAAATTCACATATGAGAATGGATATGTCGTGAAATATATCAGCAACGAGGTAGGTATATTTTACGGATATATCTTCTCGGTGGATAGCGGTAAGGACGAAAGTGTCAAAATCAAGGCCTACGACCAGACTCGTTATCTAACCGCGAATCAGACGTACAAGTTCGTTAATGCCACTGCTGCGGATGTAATTAAACGAATTGCAAAGGATTTCCTGTTGAAAACGGATGATCTGATTCAGCCGAAATATGTGATTCCACGCATGTTATTTGATAACAAAAAGCTAATCGACATGATCTGTGAGGCGCTCGACCGAACGTTGATCTATGGTGGTAAAAACTACATCTTCTACGATGATTTTGGCAAGCTTGTGCTTCGGGATGTGGAAGAGATGCCTTACGGCTTTGTTATTGGGGATAACAGTCTGCTCACGGATTACAGCTATACGCGGTCGATTGACGACCAGACGTATAACAAGATCAAGCTGTATCGGGATAACAAGGATACGGGAAAAAGAGAAACGTTTGTTCATCAGGATTCAGGCAGCATCCGTCAATGGGGGCTGCTTTTTTTGTACCAAAAAGCGGATGATGGCCTGAACGAAGGTCAGATTGATGACATGCTGAAGACCCTGATGACCCTCCGTAACCGCGAGACGCAGACGTTGAAAGTGGATGCGCTTGGTGATTTCAAGGTGAGGGCAGGCAGTTTTGTCAACATCCAGATCGATGAACTCAAGATTAATCAATATTTTCTGGTAGACGAATGTACGCATAAGGTACAAGGCGGCGTGCACACGATGTCACTGGATTTGAAGGTGGTGTAACGATAAATGATGCTGGACGTGATTAAAAAGGCGGCGGTGGCCGCTGTAGATGCCAAGTCTCCCGTTCAGGTAATGTACGGAAGCGTGACAAACACACAGCCTCTGGAGATTACCGTTGAACAACGGTTGGCATTGGCTGAGCCTTTTCTTGTACTGCCGGAATCCGTAGTGAACAAAGCTTGGACCGTGGGTGACCATGTCTTGTTGTTACGTGTTCAAGGTGGAGACAGCTTTGTTGTACTGGATCGGCTGGTGAATCCATGATTCCACAGGGGGCGCAGATTAGCGCAGAAGATCAGGAAGAAGCCGCTGTGCTTCCAAGTCTGACCTATGTGTTTCAAGCTTCGGGACAACGAATTGGAAGATTGCAACTGGATGGAAAAGATGCGGTAAAACAGGCGGTGTATAAAGCGTTGTCCACACGCCGCTACGAGCATCTAATCTATTCTTCGGATTATGGTATGGAATGGTCCTGGGAAGGAATGGCCGGGAGATCCATGGTTGAATCGGAACTGGAACGCTGGATTCGCGAAGCATTGCTTCCGGATGATCGCATTTCGGATGTAACCGAGTTCGATTTTGTCCACGAGGCCGATGGAGTGCGTGTGTCTTTTACCGTGGAAACGGATTTTGGCAGCTTTAGGGAAGAGACGGAGGTGAACATGGATGTATGAAGAGCAGACGTTTGAAGTTATTATAAACCGAATGCTGGATAGGGTACCAGATGGTGTGGATAAACGTGAAGGCAGCATTATCTATGATGCGCTTGCACCAGCGGCAGTGGAAATGGCTCAGATGTATATCGAGCTGGATGTGAACGCCAATCTGAAGTTTGCGGATACAGCTTCTGGAGAGTATCTGGATCGCGCAGTGGCTTGGTCTGGCATTAGTCGGAAAGCGGCCACGAAGGCACGTTGGGTTGGCAGTTTTCGGGATAACGAAGGGAAGCCTGTTGAAGTTCCTTTGGAGAGTCGTTTTTCCACGGGGGATCGGGTGTATGTTGTTGTGGAGCACGTCGAGGTAGGGCGATATGTGTTGGAATGTGAAGTCGCGGGAGCGGAAGGTAATGAATATACGGGGGCACTGCTACCCATAGATTATATCGCCGGCCTGACGACAGCTGAATTGACACAGTTGCTTGTTCCTGGCGAAGACGAGGAAACGGATCAGGCCTTATATGATCGTTATCAGGACAAAGTTTCCCGTCCGGTCACGAGTGCGAACAAATATCAATATGAGCTATGGGCACGGGAAAACTCCGGTGTGGGCAAAGCAAAGGCTTTTCCACTGTGGGACGGTCCGGGTACTGTCAAAGTGGCATTGCTGAATAACGAAATGCAAACACCTGCTGAGGCGGTCATTGAGGCGGTACAAGAATATATCGATCCAACTCAGGATGGAATGGGCGAAGGTGCTGCTCCAATTGGACCTGTAGTCACAGTAGTGGGAGCGGAAGAGGTACCTATTGATGTTGAGGTACAGGTCACGCTTGCTTCTGGTTCAACATACGAGGGCGTGAAGACACTGATTGAAACGGGAGTTACGGCGTATCTGAAAGAACTGGCTTTTGCCGATCCGTTGGTTCGTTGGACACGTATTGCCAATGTCATTCTGGATATCCCGCCCGTGATCGATTATAGCGATCTGCTGGTGAATGGTGGTATGTCCAATCTGGAGATCGCCCCCGGCGTAGTAGCCGTTCTTGGGACGGTGAAGGTGACATGAATAAAGCAGAGGTATTAATGACTCTTTTGCCCCCGTTGTATGAAAATGTGCTGGAGATGCAGCTTCTTACAGAGACCGAAGGTGTAGAACTGGACAAGCTTACGGTGGGTTTGGAAAGTGTGCTGAATCAATTCTACCCGGAGTCTGCGACCTGGGCATTAGAACGTTATGAGCAGGATTTGCAGATTCCAACGAACCAAGCCAAGCCAGACGACCAGCGGAGATCCGTAATCATTTCCAAAATGCGCGGCAGCGGCAAAGTCTCTGGTTCCATGCTCAAAAACGTGGCGCAGGCCTACGAAAGCGGTGGGATTGATGTATCCGTTGATTCAGGTGAGTACCGCATTATAATCCGCTTCATCGACACATGGGGCTTGCCGCCCAATTTGGACGATCTGAAAGCAGCAATTGAGGATATTAAACCGGCACATATGACCGTGGACTATCGTCTGCGGTATTTGACGATTGCGGAGGTTGAAAGTATGACGCTGGAGGAGATCGAACAGACCCGACAGGATAAATTTGCAGGAGGTGGAGCATAGATGAATGAACCAAAAACATCGAATCTTGGTTTGAATAAGATTGACCGTTCTTCACCATCGACAACCTATTTTGATCTGGATAAGTATTTGGATCAGAACTGGGAGAAGATTGATGAAGGTGTAGGGAAAGTCGTAGAAAAGGCTGAGGAAACCGCGGCACAGGTGAGTAGTATTCAGGAGCGGTTGGATATAGAGAAGCGGAGATCGGTGACGTTGGAGCCTGGATTGCAAGTTGTTCATGCTGAACGCGCCTCGGCATTTAAGTTGGAAGGGTTGAAGGGACGTACGCTTGTGAATTTGTTGGGGCGGGATGGTGGGTGTGAATCTATTACGGGATGGACAAAGAGTACTTCAGCAACTATAGAATTGTCCACTGCTAACGTCAACAGCGGAAGCAACAACTTTAAAGTAACGCAAAGCGAAGCTGCTGGTCAGTCATATGTGAGGACGCCTGCGTCAGCAACTGCAAATGTAAATCCAGCTAATTATTATATCGTATTGGCTTGGATTAAAAATGAAACATCTCAATCCTTTTCTGCTCGTCTTGTAACCGCAGATGGAACTTCTGCAATTATCGGTGCAAAATCCGGAACAATTTTAGCGGGTGCAACTGGGCTTGTCTGGCACGCGTATAGGCCAACAGAAATGGGCAGCAACACGAAAGCAGATATGGACGTTTACACAGCCGGATCAGTAGCTGTGGGCGGTGTATATTATGTTGACTCGTTCCGTATTTATGAAATCAGCGCAGCCGAATATGCTGAACTCGACAGCATGACGCCGGAACAGGTAGCTGCTAAGTTCCCGTACATCGATAGCGTTCAACCCGTGCGAAATCTGTATGTGATCCGTTATGGGAATAATCTACTGCCGCCGTTCTATGAGTGGGCGTTACCTACAGGAGCAATCATTAATGCACCCTACAACTTTACGTATCATTACGCGTCAGGAACAGTTGCCTATAATACGGTGGATTTAATGACTATACCGGGACAAAGGTACACTTTATCAGTGAACAATAGTGTTGCAAATGCTCGAAATGTTATGAATTTCTATGACGCAAACGGAACAAAGATAGATGGAACTACCGTAAGTGGAACCACCACTCCGGTAAGTGCTGGAGTTAATACCGTTACGTTTCAAGCTCCCGTAAGGGCAGAAACAATGCGCATGTACTTATACGGTAATCCGTCTGAAAGCGGGACAGCGTCTTTCTCAAATCCGATGCTTGTCATCGGCAACGTAGCCAAACCGTTCAAAACACGTGAAGACGCCATGCTCGCGTTGCAAACTGATCTGTTCGCTGATCCAGTAACAGGGACGAATGCTGACGAAGTATTCGAGAAGGATGGGACATACTTCAAACTTGCAAAGTGGAAGAGGGTGGTATTGGACGAGAATAAAGCTTGGCTACTACAGTCTTCTGTTGCAGGTTATAAAATTCTTGCAATAAAATCATTCCCACCAACAACAAACTGGAACGGTTTTTTACTGACTAAATTTAATGGAAATGTCCTTTCATCCAAAGAAAGTTTAACAGAAGGAGACAAGGCACACTTTAACACGGCATCAGGATACACAGACTTTTATATTTCAATCATTAACACAGACAGTGGATGGGGAGACTCATACACACCGACAGCCGACGAGATTAAGGCGTATTTCATGGGATGGACAATGTTCAACGGATCGGCGGGTAATGGTGTGGGCAATAGTCCTGATGCGCCTGCAAATAATGTATACAACAGTATAGGAACAAAATGGTGGGCACGGCGATCCGATGGAGTAACACGTACTTGGGCAGATGCTACTATTACATTGCCTACGACTCAAGCGCCAAACTGGACACCGTATCAACTGGTCTATCAGCTTGCAATGCCGACTGTCGAACCTGTCACGTCAGAGGGACAATTGACGTTAATCGAGGGTGATAACCAGGTAGAGGTAGGAACGGGTATTGTGTTGCGTGAGGGTGTTAAGCCTGCACAAGGAAGTAACGGAGACTGGGGTATCAATATTGTAAGCAGTTCAGTTAATGCTCCATTAAAAAACAAAGTTGCTCAAATGATGAGAATTTATAGAAACTCGTTGGCTGACAACGATTGGAGCATTGTAACACGTACGGACGGGTCGGCTTACGGCAATCAACGCGCTTCAACGAGCAACGCAACTTATGGTCTTTCTGCATCCTACAGTGTCACATACCTGATGCTGGACTCGTCTCCGACAGTTCCATTCATTGGATCAGTAGCGGACAACGAAAAGGCGTTGCTTACGGATCTGACGGAAGTCGTACAACAAAGTGCAGCGCGTGTATCCGTGACGGAGACGTCGTTAAACGATGCTATACGTGAGCTGCTGCAACAAAAAAATAAACGAAATGTTTGGGGGCCGATTGAATAATGGCAAATGCAATCAAGCGATTAATTCATCCTATAGTACCGACAACTGGGAGTATTGCTTATACCGTCCCTCAAGGAAAATACACTGTCGTAAAGTCCATAGTTATTACTAACTCAAACAGCCCTGACTTGACGTATTACCTTAAAATTGGTGGGACATTCATTGCAGTTAATCGCACATTAAAAGGAAAAAATACATTGATTATAGATGATTTATTTATTCCATTATTGCCTTCAGAGACAATTACGGTACAAGCCAGTAATAGTGGATGCGTAATGTATATTTCCGGAGTAGAAAAAGATTACATTGAAAGCGAATATCCTTACACGACAATAAATGCGGTAACAAGTACTTCTCCAGTTAATCTTCCAAGTCGAACTACGGATGTGATGATAAAGTCTATCATCATTCACAATTTAAGTACCAATGTTGTTCCCGAAGTGACTGTATATATTCCTTGGTCTTTTATAAATCAAATGAAATTAAATACTAAAGATACGCTAATAATTCCAAATCTTAATGTTCTTCTTCCGTCTAATCACAATTTGACTTATTACGCGACCAATAACGTTTACTTTACCGTAATCTTAGAAAGGGTGGTGCAGTAGATGCCGTTAATTGACAATTACTTGCTGGATAATTACTTGATTGATGGGCCGAACATGAATTCTAATACTCGAACCGTGATCGGCGCTAATAGAACTCTTTATCCCGGAGTTGCTGAAAGCACGACCAGCTTGTACATGGTGGCTGAATTCGACATACCATTAATAAACAAGTTTTCGGATATTTATTCTCCTTCACCTGCTACGAATATCAACGTTCCAGGGAATTATTTGTATTTCGTTCACTTTAAGGCAGCATCGACTATGTTTTTTTCGACTTCTGAATACATCGAAGTCTCTTTCATGCTCCGTGATGAACAAAATGTCAACTTTGTTTTTTTATCATCCAAGGTTTACGGTGGTAATTATTCTGACGTAACTCCGGATACAACAACAAGGCTTTACTCGTTATATGTAGATAAAGAAAACAGGAAGTTACATTGCTCAGGCACTCGTTCTTCCGGAGGAGGGGACGTTGTATTAGCAATAGACATTCCGTCTAATTTTAACCTTAACGGAAAATTGTCATTCCGGGTGGGAGCACAAAAAAATTATGCTAAGGGCGGACTTCATACGTTGACAATCGAAAGACGTGCCTTGAATGTATTGACATCTTAAAAAATACGAAGGGTAGTGGAAGAATGAACGAATAATCACCGAAAAATAAAATCGGTATGAAGGTTTACTACGACTTGCAAACAGGTAACGTAATAGTTATTACGCCGGAAAGCGCCGGGGTTGTTGTTGAAACCACGAAAGAGCAGGATTTCAAGTTGTATAAAGCATTGGACGACAAGGTGCCCGATAGCGTCGGTATGATCCAGTTGCAACACGGCGCACACATGTTGGATCGTGCTGAAGGCGGTATGATTGCACGCGTTGATCTGGAAACATTGGAACCACTCTTTGACTACCCGCCAAAACCCGATGAAGAACCACAACCGCCTGCCATTTCATTTACGTCTCAAATTGCCGAATTGGCGGCAGAAAATCAGCGATTGCGGGAAGAAAACAACACGAATCAGTTGGCACTCATGGAATTGCACATGATGCTGCTTAACTTGATGCCTGATGCGGGATAAACTTGCAAGATTGTTAATCCGTTGGGCTGTAACACTCACGAAAGGGGTGAGAATATGTTGGCTGTATATGTAATGATGATTCATAAAGGATTGATCGGTATTGACGATGTTCCGACTGCAAACGGTAATCGTGATAAAGTTAAGGCTGCTCTGGAAACAGCAGGGATGGACCAAAACGGAAGTATTGTGTAACAAGCGTTCCGAATACGGAGCGCTATTTTAATACTTTTTGGGGCAGTTATCACAAAAATTAAAGGAGGTGAAACTATGGAAAGATGGGACACCCTATGGAAATGGGGAATTGCACTCATGAGCAGCTCAGTAACCTACTTCTTCGGAGGATGGTCAGGCGTACTCGGCGTACTTCTCGTGTTCGTCATCCTCGATTACCTAACCGGCATCGCGGCGGCGGGTATGAGTGGCAAGTTAGAAAGTAATGTTGGCATGTTCGGCATCGCAAGAAAGGTATTTATTTTTGCAATGGTATCGGTGGCTCATCTGGTGGATGGTGTTCTGGGAGACGGACATTTGTTCAGGGATGCGGTCGCCTTTTTTTATATCGCAAATGAGTTGTTGTCCATTATCGAGAATGGAGGCAAGTTGGGCGCTCCCATTCCTCCAGTGATCCGGCAAGCGATTGAAGTGCTCAAGGGCAAAGGGGGAACCGGGGAACTCCCCGGTAACTTCTCCCCAAGTGCCAAAAATTCTTTTTCACAGGCAGATCCGGATGACATAGATTCACCGACAACAGAAGATAACGTTAAGTAG